CGCCAATAACGACGCCTGATTGTACGTACCCTATAGTTTCAGTATCAAGACGTTGCAGTCTTTTCTGAAGTGTTTTCATTAATTATCTCCTCATAGTTGTCATGTTTTTTAATTTCAATACTACGAGGACGCTGATCTTCTGGGACGACTACTTTCAATTTGATGACCAGTATTCCATCCACCAAGTCAGCTCCAACTACTTGTGTGTACTCGGACAGCCTAAAGACACGCTTGAATTTCTTCGTTGAGATACCTCTATGAATAAATTCTCGGCCTCTAGTTTCATGCTCACCTGTTACGGTAAGGGTTCTATCCTTCACATCAACATTCAACTCATCTTGAGAGAAACCAGCAACGGCTAACTCAATATGATAATCATCATCTGTATATTTGACAATGTTGTGTGGGGGATAGTTATCTTTTGCTTGTTTCGCAGCCATATCTACTTCTGCTAAGAAATGATCAAAGCCGACAAAACTTGCGCGTGGAAATAAGCTTCTAACGCCTGTCATATTTACCTCCTAAGTTTTAAGCAAGGTTAGTGTATACCCGGATCACCCGGCATATACAATACTATATATACGACATTGGGTTTATAACACCTTCGACTCCAAAACTAATTGCAAGTCTTGTATTGATTGGTTCAATATAATGATATGTCCCTCTGGGTATCCATAGTAATTCGTCTGGGCTGAATACTCTTCCCCAAAACTTTTCAGCCTTATCTGAATCCTTTCTTGGGTGAAATGTATCCTCAGGTGATACAAGAGTATTATGCACTGGATTTACAGGTACAGTAGGTCTCCATAATGATAATTTTACATTACCTAAGACCTGTAGATATATAACATCCATTCTGTCTCTATGTATTCTAAAACTTGAAGCATTTGGTCCAAAGCTTCCAAATCCTAGTGCTGTAATATGGTTCTTATAAAAAGTTTTTTCCATTCTACCAAGTAAATCCTTGAACCATTCTGGCATTGAGCCTCTGCGTTCAAGATGTCTTAGTTCAATGGCATCTTTTTCCGGTTTATATAACTTAAGTTGTTTCTTTTTATTTTCTAATTTATTTAAATCCTCTATAGGATGTGTTTCAATAAGCTTAATCCAATCAATATAACCAAAATCTTTGACCTTGTTTATTTTACCAAAGAGATGAGGAGTACCGGTTCTAACGTTATTAAGAAATTTATTATTTACTACCGATGTTGTACTTTGCACAGAGTTCCCACTCATCTTTTTCCTTAAATGATATGACTTTAATTTGACGTAATGGGGCCACAGGTTGTAATTGTTCTGGGTACTCGACTGTAACCAAACCCCAGTCACTTAATAGGGTGGCAATACTATTTCTTCTAGCAATATCACCCTCTTCTAAGTTTGCTTTTCTACCATCTAACAAGAATAGTTCTTTAAAATGTACTATAAAATATCTACCTTGTTTATGTAGTATATGACATGATTGAAATAATTTGTTGCCTTGCCTAGAAGCAACACCGATACGTGTAAGTGTTTCACGTACCTTTAAGAAATCATCCGGTTCGTTTAATCTGACCTCAAGCATGCTTGCTGGAGACCATTCAATTATTTGTTCTTCTTCCACCTTTATTCACCTTTTCTTTTAGTTGTTGTAATTGCTCAGAGTTGAGTAGAGAAAGTATCTGCCTTGCTTTTTCATTACTATATCCATAATACTCCATTATCACCTCAACATCTTCGCTAGTTTCAGGTTTAATCCATTTTGAAAATCTTTTGCGTTGTCTAATTATATTTATAAGAAAGTCATATTGTAAACGTTTATCCAAATGATGGTATCGGTTCATTTCATTTGCAATAATTACTGTATCCGAAAAATATGAAAGACTTCTATTAATAAGAAATGGAGCGTAGGACTTTTCATCTATATCGTCCTTCATGATATGTTCTTTTGAAAAATTAATTGTATTAAGATATTCGAATGGGTTCATGTGTTGCCTTTGCATTCATTGCGATACACACTCTCTGTGCATCTGGATTAATTGAAGGAAGTACTCCATGTAAAATGTAATTGTTAAATAATAAAAACATTTCCGGTTTTGGTTCTATTTCAATATCTGGGTCTTTAAATACTAGTGTTCCACAACCTTCATCTGCAATAAGATAATATATTGCAGAAAAACTATGATCGCCTGGGTGTGCATGAAAGTTTGTTCCTTCTCCATTTTTATAATCTAGACCCCAGGTTTCTTTAGTAACCTCATACTTTGCCTTTAATATTTCTGATATTTTTTCACTGAATATTTTATTTACTTTCAAAAAATCATCACTTTCATATTTCCAAGGTTGATATATGTTACAATATGCTGTATCCAATCTTATGGAAGTTCTGAGTTGGTTTCGAGATGCTTTTTCCTGTATAATAGAAATAAGATTATCTCTATCATCCAATTTAAAAAAATCTTGATATATTTGTGGACTATTATTTAAAATTAACATTTGCCATTACTTCGGTTAAACAAGCAACAACATTTAATTCATGGTCAGCCACAAAAGCATTTTTATATTGATAATCAGCAAGGATAAGAACTAATTGAGGTATGCTACTACCATCAAGTTTATCGTACATTTTATCATATATAGATCTAAATATTGCACTTGCATCTGTATCTATATTATCCACAACCCATCTTCTCATCTTTTTAAAATCTTTATTTTTAAGATGAGAGAACAATTCATCATAGTTTGAATTGCTGATTATAACTTCAGATGATAGATTACCACCTATGGAATTTCTTTGACACTCATTAATGATGCGTCTCCAATCAGGAGCATGTTTCATAATAAGTTCAATCAACAATTTTTTATTGTATTCTACATTTTCACTTTGAAGTATAAACTCAAGTCTTTCTAGGAATTGTTCTGCAAGTCCAACCATATCCTTTTTGGTTGTATTAAATTCATAGACACCACATCGAGAATGAAGTGGTTCAATAATACGATTTTTAAAATTACATGTAAGAATAAATCTACAGTTGTCAGAAAATTCCTCAATAAAACCACGAAGTGCCGGTTGTGTAGATTGAGGGTTAAGATAGTCAGCCTCATCAAGTATAACCACCTTATAACCACCTGTAAGAGAAACAGATGATGCAAATTGTTTTATCTTACCACGAAGGGTATCAATATTACCATCTTCAGAACCATTAATAAGAATATAATCAAGACCTAGTTCATTACAGATTGCCTTTGCTACTGTTGTTTTACCAAGACCGGCTGTTCCTGTAAACAACATGTTTGGTATCTCAAGGTTTTGTACAATTTTGGAAAATGTATTCTTTAGATTACTGGGTAGAATACAATCACTTATATGTTTAGGTCGGTATTTTTCGACCCATAAAAAATCTTTTGACATTTTTCACCTTATTCATAATATAAAAATAAAGGGAGGCCGAAGCCTCCCCATGTATTAATCGGCAGAAGAAGCTGCACGATTTTCTTCACACAACTGAACTAACTGAACAGCTTGATCTCTAAGCTGACCGATTGTTGTGAGTTCTTCACCACGGAATCCACCGCGTTGAACAATTGTATCAATTACAGCGATTACTGACCGTGATACCCGGTTGGAAAGATCATAAACAGCATCGTGTTTATTTACTTTACCTTCATCTGCTTTTTTATCAGCCATTTTATCCTCCGAAGGTTGAATGTTTCTCTAGCGCTATGAAATATTCCAAATTTTGATCCTCATTCGAGAATTTTGAAATAAGTTTAGATGACATATTGACCTTATAATCAGCAGGTATTAGTTTTAGATTATCTTTCAATACATAAAACTTAAAATTTTCTGATGTATAAGTTCCGTCAATATCAATTGAATATAGGTTAGATGTTGAATTTTTAGGATCAACAACAGATATATTCAATGTACTGTCAACAACAGAAATACAAATTTCTGCATGTCCCAAAGTATTTGCTGCCTTTAATACCTTATTCAAAGTATTTTTATCAAGGTTAAAATTAACCTCAGCCTCAGGCATATTAATATCCTTGGTTATTGTTGTTAAAAGTTCTGGGTCGGAAAAGTAGTATTTAACTCTTGCTCGACCAGATGAATCACCAATGATAACGTGTTTTTCCTCAAACTTAAGTCTGGGCCCATCAACAAGATCAATTACACTCAGAAATTCATTTAGGTCATATATACCAAATGTCTGAGTAAATTCGTTATCAACGGTAGCATTACCCATTACATTTTTTGCTTCTGCAATGGTTCGTAATACATTACCTGGGTTTACGACAATACTAGGATTAATTGTCGAATAGTTTTTTAAAACATTTATGGTTTTTTCAGTTAGTTCCATTTCAAATCCTCATAATTAAGTAAGTACATTATATCATAACTAGTTTTAAATGTAAACATTTTATGCAACTTTTTTCATTTTACTGAAGTTTTTCTCTTTAATAAATTCCATTTTATTTTGGAACTTACCATCAAGTAAATCTCCTTTATGACTTATAACAAATACATTGGTATTATCATCAAACGAATTAAGTATTTTCATAAGATTTTCTACACCATCATGATCAAGCGATGAATCAAATGTTTCATCAAGTATTAGAAGATTAGTTGCCACACTATTCTTCATTTTGGCTATCATTCTCCAAGTGAATAATAAAGCCAAATCTATTCTCTGTTTTTCACCTTCGGAAAAAGAGTCATAACTAAAGGCATCTCTGTGCCTTGAATGAATTGTTTCATTAAAACTTTCATCAATATCAAAGTGAACAAAGAAATCAAGAGTTTGTAAATATTGATTAATAAGTTTATTCATTACAGGTAAATATTGTTTAATAATTTTTGTCTTAATACCTGTATCTTTTAATAATTCAACAATAACATTATTATATTGCATCTGATCGTTCAATTGTAATTTTTCATCAGTTGCATTTTGTTTATCATTTTGTAAATCAGATAATTCTTTATTTGCTTTTGCAAGGTCCTTATTTTCAACTTGCATACCTTCAATCTCTTGTTCCAATTGAGTTATAGACTCTTGCAATCTATTGATTGTCATATTATTACTATGAATATTTTTCTGATGTCCTCTTATTTCCTCAATTTTTTGTAGTAGTTCACCTTGTTCA